CCTTTTTATATGAGCATAGGGAATAGGCCCCGCCCGGTTCAAGCCCGGAAGTGCCCACCGAAAGAAAATGAGCAGAAAGGAGCAGAAAATGGCAAAGTTCAGTATCATGCTGTTCGGCATTGACAGCTACACGAAAAACAAGATGCAGCTACCGTACAAGCTGGACGCAAAAAGCTCAGATGCAGCACTCCGTGAGGCACGGATGTGCGCAATGACCTTTTATCCGAGGTTTAGTGAAACGGAAAAACCGGACGTGGAGGTGGTCAAAAGATGAAACTTTCAGGGCTGACAAAGATGGTCAAGCGGCAGCTTGTCTGCAATGTTTTCCATAACGACGAGAGTGATGATTTCTACATTGGAACTGCGTCGGCGATTTACTGCGCTACCGGTTTCCCGCGTCCGCTGAACCGCAACCAGATGGGCGCTATGCTGGGAATCAGCGAGGATACCATGATCGAAAAGGTGGTTTACAACGACTTCGACTGTGCATACAAAATTGATTTTCAGGGTTTCAATCTTGACGACACAATTAAGGATGAAGTCGAAGTGAAGAAACTGGGCATCGGTATTTACTGCAGTGGAGAAATCCTTATCCCGCTTGTGACCGAGGATCGCCACATGGTCGGCATTATCTGTCAGTCGCACCTTGCGCCGCTGGAGGATGAAATTAAGAATAACGGTTTTATCCGCTATTACCAGAGAAAACAAACCGACGGAACGGTTTATTATGTCGTGAAGAACGGCATGAGGGTACGAGCCGCCGTTATGGCATATACGGTGCCGGACTACGCAGAAGCAAAGCTGCAAGAACTGGTTGCAATGCTGGCAGAAACTCACATCGGTGAACAGGAAGAACCGGAACAGACGTTCGATGATTTGAACGCCGAAAAGGATTCCGAGCAGCAGGAGTAATAAGAAGGAGAAACGACCATGAGCAAGATTTTGAAAAGCACAACTTTGGGCAATGTGAAAAATGGCGGCATCTTCAAGGCGCTGGGAAAAGAGTTTGTGAAGCTGGATGCAGACGAACACGGTTGTCTGGTGCTGGCAAAGGACATTTGGACGAAAATGCCGTTCTGTGACGGCGACGACCCGGAGTGTCCCAACGATCTGCGCCGGAGCGATGTTATGAAGTATCTGGGTAACTGTCTGGCAGAGTTTACCGAGAAGGGTACGCCGCTGGATACTTTTATTCCGTTCAAGATCGACCTGCAGGACACAACCGGACAGACCGAATACGGAACCGTTGAATACAGAATCGGCCTGTTGACCATGCGTCAGTATGGAAAGTATTGGCGGCTGATCCCGAAGGTAGATACGCCGTGGTGGTTGGCGACGCCTTACGGTACGCCGAATTGCTCTCCGCGCACCTACAATAACTACGACGTCTGGTTCGTCCACACCGATGGCTCCGACAGCTACAACGGCTGGTGCCGCTACTCCTATGGTGTTCGCCCCGCTTTGTACTTTCCCTCTACACTCTGGGTCTCTACCGAGGATGAAGGAGAAGCCGGGTTTTGCCTCGCCGATGTTCCATTGGATGATCTGCTGGCTGAAATCAAGAGCCGGGCGGAGGAATAACCATGGACGTTATCACAAAAGATGTCCGTGCTCTGGCAAAGAAGGAGCTGGCGGCAGCAAACCGCCGCTTTCGGATGTTCGCAAGTCCGCATGAAGGGTATGCGGTGATCCGGGAAGAACTGGACGAACTGATAGACGAGGTGCGGAAGCTCCACTTTGGCTTGACAATCCGGCTGTGGCGAGATGTCAAGAGAAACGAACCCATGAAGCGGGAGCACCTGAATCTCATTTATGATGTGGCAATCCACGCAGCGGTGGAAGCTATTCAGCTGGCCGCAATGGTCAAGAAATACGAACGCAGCCAGCGGCACGACTGGCCGGGCGGCTGGGTGCCGGACTATGGAACGGGGCCTGAACCTCTGAAAAAGAAAGGCGGGGAAACGGTATGATTTTGGCAAAGGATGATATTGAAAAGGCTGTCAGCTGGTGGGCTGGAAAGCTGATGGATCACCAGCCGCATAGCAACGGAGACGATAGCTTTACCTCTGTTGCAGTGTGCTTCCTTGCGGATACGATGCGACAGAGCGTTACGCTGGATCAGCTGAACACATTCAAGGCGGCATTGGCAAAAAGCATTGAGGAATACGCGAAAAGCATTCAAGCTTTCGGCTTTTCCATCGGGAGTGATTACGGCCCGTGCAAAATGCTGGCCGATGCTGCCGCCGAAGCTGGCATCGACAGAGCAAACTTTCCGTTCAAGACGACAATGTTTTTTACGGAAAAAGAGGGGGTTCTGGTACGGGATGGCTACGGTGCCCCGGCTGTCAGGATTTGTTGAGGTGACAGAATGGTAACAAAAAATAAGACCCCGGCAGAGGTTGAGGCCGTGACCATCACCATGAGCCGGGAGACAGCACAGGCCGTGAAGCAGGCGTGCGAAGAATACCTCCGGTTCCGCATGGGCCAGTTTGAGGACTTCACCAATGAGGTTTGCTGCTGGGATTATGTGGACAAGATGGAAAAGCGGTGCCACACGACCGAAGAACGAAAGCAGTTTCATAAAGACCACGAAGCGGATTTTCTCAAGTGTATGCGGCTTCGTAACCAGATGCGGCAGGGCATGGACGCACTTTGGAAGCAGAACGTTCCGCCTGCATCTATCGACACGACCATGAAGGGAGCATACCGGGCAGAAACCGTCTGGCTGACGATCCGGTACGCGCTTGCGTGGCACGACTTCCCGGAGGGTGGACAGTGGGTCGATTTCTATGAACCGATGAACCGTTCGGATCAGCCCATGCCGAAAGTGGAACTGAAACTGAAAGGCGAAGAAAAATGACGATCACAACATACCCGGACGGTCATTCCGTCCAGCAGGGAACACCGGAAGAACTGGCGCAGTTCATTTTCGCGGCGACGGAGGTTCAAACCTTGCAAAAATTCAAAAGTCTGGTCGAGGCAATCCCGGCGGAAATGGAGAAACAAAGGGATATTGTGGTGACGATACCGGATTTGCCAAAGAAGAAGCGAACGCCCAGAAAGAAAGCGGGAAAAGAAAATGAAAGAAAAACGTCTGGTTGATGCAAACCATTTCATGCAGGTACTCAAGAACATAGAGTATGCACTGAAAGGGGAGCTGACACACGGGAAAATCAAAACCAGTGTAGTGCAGATGATCGAGGGCAGTTTGAATGCCGAACCGACCATTGCCCCGGAGAGCCTGCAACCGCTGACATACAACGAGAACCGGGACTACATAGACTGCGACGAATTTATTTGCCACAAGTGCGGCATTCACGTTGAGGACTGGAAGCAAATCAAAATAGACCCGGACGACGGGGAGAAAGAACTTTGCGAGTACAAGTTTAAGCACTGCCCAGAGTGCGGCGCAAAAGTCACTTCACACAAAAGCTGTGAATTTTGCAGGTGGCATTTGCAGGACGGGACGTGTTTCAACAAACATCATTCTCAGCCCGTGACAGGCCGGGAAGCTTCCTGCTGGAACTGGGAGGAACGTGAGTGATGGAAAAAGAGTGTTTCACCTGCGCATGGCATGATAACTTTTCATGGGTGTGCTTCAATGGAAATTCTGAGCATCGGGCGGATTTCACAGACCCGGAAGATAGCTGCCCTGTGTGGGAAGGAAGGGAAGATAGTGATGAAAAAGAAGAAAAGTGAGTTCGGCGCTTACGCTATCGGCTGGCTGTACCTGCTGGCACCGGTGATTATTCTTGCCGTGGTGCTGGTGGTAAAGTATTTTATTGCAGCATCCGACCTGCCGGATTGGTTCAAATTCGCCCTGCTGAAATAAGCAAGACAAGCCCTTTACCTTATATATAAAGAGCGTCCGTCGTTAAATTGCCGCCCTGACGAGGCGGCAAGGGGCTTGTATATCGGAGCTAAACTAAGGGACATTCTGAGAAATCAGAGAAAAACAGGAGCTTTCCCCCGGCGGGGAAAGGGAGTGCAGAGGGAAAACGAGGGCAGCGTTCTGATGGCTTGCCGGAAGCAGGATCGTAGGGAACGCGGCCCGGTGTTGTTCCTCTGCATCGTTCCCTTCTCGTGTTTGTGGTTCAAGATTCAGAAAATTCCATGACGTGTACGGAAAGGAGGACGTGGAGAGTATGACCGCGGGATTCAGAGTACGAGAGCAAAAATTTATCTGCGGCAAAGACTATGCCACGGCTGACACCATGCAGGTGGATTTTTTCGAGATCACGGAACAGCAGCACAAGGCCAGCACCCGCAAGAAAAAAGAGCTGGCAAGCTCCATTGCGAAGGAAGCGTACAATTTGCGAAAAAGTGGACGGTATTTAGAGCTGTTGGTTCAGCGCAACTTCCACAAGAGCGATTATTCTGTTACATACACCTATGACGATGAACACCGGCCCGACCCGGCGGACACAAAGCGTGTGGATAAGGATTTTTCCGCCGCCATGAAAAAGCTATACCGGATGTGCGATAAAAAAGGCATTCGGCACCCGAAGTGGATCGTCGTGCATGAATACTCGACGTATGTTGACGGGGTGTGGGTGGGAAAGCACCATCACCATGTCATTATGCAGCGCGTTTACGGTCTGACCCGTGAAATGGTAGAGGAAGCGTGGAACGGGCGCGGCATGGCCCGTTGCGAACCTCTACACTTCGATCATGGCTACATCACGAGCCTTGCAAAGTACATCATGAAGAATGTGAGGTGCAAGCGCCATTGGCGGCAGAGCCGCGGGCTGAAACCGCCGAAAATGCCCCGCCCGAACGATGGGAAAATGAGCCGCACCAAGCTGAAAGATGTTTGCGAGAACCGTCTGGAAGATCGTGCATTCTGGGAGAGAATGTACCCCGGCTACACCCTGCACTACTGCGAACCTATCATCACCGGCAACAACACCCGGCACCTGATCGTGCGCCTATATCGCAAAGAGACCGGGATGCGGCAGAACAGGAGGAACCGGCCTTGAGTATGAGAATGGAGCTTTCTGACCTACCGCCAAAGTATCGGGCACAGGCGGAAGCACAGATTGCGGCCAGATGCAGAGCAAAAGCACCGACGCTGGAAGCCGTGGCTGCAGCCGCCAAGAAAACAGGACGGGAGTTTGACAGCAGGGGCGAGTACGACTACTACATGGGAATGATTCTGCCAAAAGTCCAGCGCGGGGAGATCGTGAAGGTGGAATCGCACCGCAGGTTTACCATGCTGCCCGAAAAAGAATACGGCAATGTGAAACTACCGGCGATGCACTATACCCCAGATTTTGTGCTGACTTATGCAGATGGCACAGTTGAGGTTGTAGAGGTGAAAAGCAAATTCACCCGGCGGCAGCAGCGCGATTACATCCACCGCCGCCGTATGTTCATCGACCTTGTGGCGGAGCCGCGGGGCTGGCGCTTTGTGGAACACATTACCCCTGATACTGCAGCAGAAATCAAAGCATGGAAGAAGTGCGCCCAACAGACCGAAAGGAAAGGATGAAACATCATGAGCAGAGGAATCCCAAGGGCAGTGTCTATGCATATGGCACAGAATGCCTTTGCCCGGTGCGCCGAAAAGGTAAACACCAGAAAGAACCTGACGCTGAACCGGCAGGCCGTTGGCGAGGTGGTGAGCTACTGCACCATGATCGCCGCCAATGACACGCTAGATTTCAACCGGGACAAGCAGGAGCGGCTTTGCACGGAAATGAACCACCGGGCAGAGGTATACACGGTTGAAATGAGCGCATATGGGCAGCCGAAAGCCCGCGAGAAGCTGAGAGAGCGCACAGCACCGATGCTGGATAAGCCGTTTGTCCTCCCGGCGGGACAATACCCGCGCAAACAGCGTGAAAAAGACGCGCTGGCCGAACGGCGTGCCGCTGGTGATCTCGTGATCCGGTTCTTCATCGAAGCGCTGGATTCTATGGGCTATGATCGTGCCCAGATCAACAGCGCCGTGGAAGAAGCCAGAAAAAACTATGAACAGTTCCTCGAATAGGCAAAAGACGGGGAGTATGTGGCGTATACCAAACTGGGCCGGTGTGTCGCCCAGATGACCGGCGGCAGTACGGAGGTTGCGCGTGTGCCCGGTGCAGGGCCTATCTTCTCGACAGAATTTTGACGGTACGGAGCGTAGGAGGGCAAAATGCAGGCAGAAGAAACAAAAATGATTTTGCGCTACTTTGGCGGGATTGAAGCACAGCTTGATGATGTCAACATTGAGCTGGCAGAACTGCGAGACCGCTACAATCCCATCAAGGGCATTGCTATGGACGGTATGCCGCACGGCAGCACGCCGGGAGATAGTACCGCGTCGCTGGCTGTGAAGCTGGCTGATGATGTGGAGTGCCAGCGCCGGGAAAATGAACTTCGTGTTCGGAAGGATGTTCTCCGTGCAGATCAGACCACGATCCGGGGACAATTAGACCGGCTGAACAGTCGTTACAAAACGATCCTGTGCGGGCGGTATGTCTACAGTGATCCGTCGTTACAAAAAGGCTGGAAAACCATAGCCCGCGAACTGAGAAAAACAGAGATCACAGCCCAGCGGTGGGAAAAGTTCGCGCTGGTCGTTCTGGGTTCCATGCTGGATGAAGTCCCGATGGTCGAAGAACTGCTCTCACGCGCGTATGACGCGCGCGATTAAAAGGGGCTGTAAAATGGCTTATGCCTGATTTTGGATAGAAAACCTGCAAAAACAGGCCCTTAGAATCGAACTTCAGCGATCTTAATTCGTGCCGGAAAGACACTATAGGGTAGAGAATGAAGCGAATTTATGCGCGTGCAGAATGAAGGGCTTCCGCGAAACCTCCGAACCGCTCAGAAAAACAAACTTGCGAATCGTCAAAAACAGAAATCCCCCGGCGGGTAATTCCGTCGAGGGATTTCGTGCGTTTATGGTTCGTTTTTCTTGATGATGATTTTCGGAACAGTGGGCGGTTCGCCGTGCTGCTTCATGTACTCGGCGATTTCGTTCGGCAGGCCAACAGGAAAGCCGTTTTCGTCCAGCGGCCCGTCATACCCGGAAAAATCCACAACATGAACCGTGGGCGGTTCCTGCAGGGTGCCGCAATACTGGCCGTCCTCATAGTTTACATCCGTGACACGGTTCCAATAGCCAATGTCGCCGTGCTCGGTCTGGGCGACTTCCATTGCGGCGTGGGCCTGTTCCTCGGTCAGTCCGTCGAACGTGGCGCGTGTGCCGTCGGCAAAACTGGCAACCAGACGCCAAGGTGCAAAAAATTCGACTTCGTTCGTAAAAATGCCCCCTTTTTTGCAAATTCGTTGCTGGAATTGAACTTTTCGCGCTTGAAAAGTCCAATTTCGTTAGTGAAAGTATATCACAAGATGCCCCGGCATGGAACCGGGGCACGGGTCATTCTTGTTCCTCTAAGCGCTTGCGAAAGGCTTTGTTCACGGTGTCGTACTGCTTGTTCAGAACATCGTTGCCGTGGTCGTACTCGCTTGCCCACGAAAGCAGCTTGTCGGACAGACACCGGCAGGCAGCCGCCATGCAGGCGCAATATTCGTTGTGGGTGTTGGGCAAGGGAAAGCTGCGCAGGATGTACATTTCATCGAAAACGGTATGCCGGACTTCAATGCGCCCGTTCCAGATCGTTATGTTGACGGTGGCTAAGTGGCGGCAGGAAGTGACCCTGTGCAGGACTGAGAGAAAGCGTTCGTTGGTTGTCATGGTTCGTTGCTCCTTTTCGTGGTGGTGATGTTCAGCGTGCCGGGCGGCGCTGGAAGATAAAGCCGGGGGTGTGCTCGGTCATCCATGGCACGGCAC